CGAGATCGTCGGGTACTTGAAGGGCAAAGACCCCCGCGTCACTCAGGCGCTGGAGGCTGGGTACAAGCCCCTTGAGATTGTTGAATACTTGGCTCCCAAACCTACGATGGGTGAGGAATTTGTTCGCAAGGCCGGTGTTGCCGTTCGAGGTGCTACTGAGGCGCTGGCACCTGTCACTGCTGGCGCTGCAACTGGTGCAGCCGCTGGTGCGATGCTAGGTGCTCCCACAGGCTTGGGTGCCCCTGTAGGCGCTTTGGTGGGCGGCTTGGCGGTGCCCACAGCCGATGCCTTAACGATGGCGTACAACAAGCTGGCCGGTGGCAACGTGCGCCTACCCTCGCAAGTTATTTCCAGCATGATTCCCGGCCCCCGCGCCGAAAGCCCCGCAGAGCGGGTGCTCCAAGCCAGCAGTGGTGCGTTGACCGGCACTGGTGGGTCTGTGGCCGCTGGCCGAGGAATGGCCCAGGTTGCTGGAGCATCCCCGCAAGTTGCGGCAATTGGCCGCGAAGCATCCCGTGCCCCATTGGGTCAGATGATTGCGGCCCCTGCTGCCACGGCTGTCGGACAGACCGTGACCGAAGCTACTGACAATCCACTGTTGGGATTAGCCGCTGGTGTAGGCACCGGCATGGCAGCGGGTCTGCGTCCCACCAAGCGTGAAGCAGTACCGTCTACCGAAGCATTGCTCAAGCAGTCCAAGGCCAACTACGAGGTTTTGGACAAGTCGGGGTTTCGCCTTGACACCCAGCAGTTCAATCAACACATGGCCCAGTTGCCCGCAAAGCTGCGCCAAGAGGTTGGGTACGTTGAGTCAGTGAATCCCAAGGTTGCTGGAGCGTTTAAAGAACTGACATCGGGCAATGCAAAAGATGTTGCGGAAATCACAGCCCTTCGTAAGATCATTGGCAGTGCTGCAAAAAGCAGCGACCCGAGTGAGCGCAAGGTTGCCGTAAAACTGCTTGACGAGTTTGACGACTATGTGCTTAACGTGCCCCCGTCTGCAATTGTCAGCGGTGACAAGACTGCGGTTGAGGCTTGGAAAGCCGCTCGTGCGGACTACAGCAAGGTCAAGAAGGCTGAGTTGATTGAGGACATTGTGGCCCGTGCTGAAGTGTCCCAAGGTGGCAAAGAAGCTACGATTGCCCAGGGCTTGTCGGCTCTTGCAAAAAACGACAAGAAGATGAGGTTCTTCTCGCCTGATGAGCAAGATGCCATTCGTGATGCGGCCAAGGGCGGCACGTTGCAGTCCATGCTTCGCACTGTCGGCAAGTTCACCCCAATGACCCCGGCTGCTGCCATCTTCACGGCTGTCAGCCCATTCGGTGCATACACCGCTGGAGCCGGTTTAGCGGCGCGTGAGCTTGCGACCGCTCGTCGGGTGCAGCAAGTTGGTCGCCTTGCCGATCAGATGCGCGTTGGCGCAATCCCTAAAATAACCGAGGGGCCGTTTGTCAACGAGCCTGTGTTCTTTAGCCGCAGTGCCCAGAACATGCTCGGCCCAGTGCAACAAAATCAAAATGCTCTAGCCCGATAAACATGGACTACCAGACCTTTTTCAACATCGCCGTTGCCATCGCTGGGTTCCTTGGCGGCTGGACGCTCAACCGCATCTACCAAGCCATTGACCGCCTCGACAACGATGTGCGCCAGATGCCCATGAGCTACGTCGCCCGCGACGACTACCGGACCGACTTGAAAGACATACGCGACATGCTCGGCAAAATCTTCGACAAGCTCGACGGCAAGGTGGACAAATGATTGACCCTACTAAAGTCATCGGCGCGGTTGCCGCCAGCGTTGCGGCGCTGGGTGGCAGCTACACCCTGGCCGACAAGTTCGGTTGGTTTGACCGGGCCATCATTGAGTGGTCGCCCGAGAACTTCAAGATCACAGCAGAAGCTGGCAAGCCGATCAACGTCACCGTTGCGCGGATCAAGAAGCGCGACGACTGCTCGGTTGAGAGTTTCACGCCCAGCATCAGGGATGCTGCGGGGATGGTTCATGCGGCCACCACCACGGCCAGCAAGTTCAGCGGCCCAGCGGGGCCGGAGATTGACACCTTCACGTATCAATTGACGATGGTGCAGAAAGAGAAGATTGCTGATGGCAAGGCAACCCTGCTGGCGACAATCAAATACAAGTGCCCAGAGGGTGAGCGCGTTGTCCAGTACCCGCGCCATTCCAACCTTAGTTTTGACCTGAAAGGGTAAGCAATGCTCGGACTTGACGCGCTCCTCTCGGTCGGTGGCAAACTCATCGACAAGCTCATTCCAGACCCAGAGGCCAAGGCCAAGGCTCAACTCGATCTGGCTAGGATGGCCCAAGACGGTGAGTTGGCGAAGATGGCTAACGACACCAAACTGGTGGAGTTGATGAACGCCAACACCGACAGCGCCCGCGACATGAACGCCAAGGTGCAAGAGTCGTCAAACGCATCCTGGCTTGCCAAGAACACTGCGTATGCGCTCGATGTGGGCATCGTGTCAGCCACCATTTTCTTGGCGTGGTTCGCCTTCATCAAGGGCGTGCCAGACGCCAACAAGGAACTGGTCTATATGGCCCTTGGCTCCCTTATCACCATGAGTGGCACCATCTTGAATTTCCACCGTGGCAGTTCACAAGGCTCCAAGGACAAGGGCGCTGATCTTCAAAGACTCAAGGACGACAAATGAGACACAACTGGGACGAAGCGCTCCTGCACATCCTCAAGTACGAGGGTGGCTATGTCAACCATCCGTCTGACCCAGGCGGCATGACAAACCTAGGAGTGACCAAACGTGTTTGGGAAGAATGGACTGGCAAGCCTGCCACCGAGGCCGACATGCGCGCCCTCACCCCTGAGATGGTTGGCCCACTCTACAAGACGCGCTACTGGAACGCTGTGCGAGGCGACGATCTTCCTTCTGGGGTTGATCTGTGCGTTTTCGATGCTGCTGTCAATGCTGGCGTTGGTCGCGCTAGTAAATTTCTACAGCAAGCTGTTGGAGTAAACGCAGACGGGCAGATTGGACCCAAGACGCTTGCGGCCATCACAGCCAAGCCAGCCGACGATGTGATCAAGGAGTTCTGTGCTCTGCGCGAGGCTCACTACAAGAGCCTGTCCACCTTTGCCACGTTTGGCAAAGGCTGGATGCGTAGGCTGGGCTCGGTAGAGGCCGAGTCCAAGACGCTAACGGCGTAAGGGTTTACGACTCCTCCCTTGTAGGACGCGGACAGTTCTCTGGTGGCACAACCACGCACCAGACGGCGCTGTACTGACCCCTTGTAGGACCAGACCACCTGTCGATGTAGGCGTCGGGCATTGCTTCAAGAATTCGACTCAGCGAGTCGTTGTCCACTTGCACTTGTACTGTGATTTGCTTTGCTGTCAAACCGTCCTCGCTCTCACGCAGCACTTTGCGAACAAGGTCGTGCTTAGACTTCATGCTTGTCCCCTTGCTCTGGCTGCGCTAGCTCCTCAATGCTAGGGGTCGATAAGTTGAAAAACTTCTTAAGCGCACATTCATGATGCCAGCGCCAGCAGTATTCACTGTGCGTTGTTTGCTGCTCCCACTCATCTATCGTCTGCTGCATGGTCTTGCGGTCAGTCATATGTCTTCTCCACAATGTCGTAAAACCAGTCGTCGCCAGCAGACCACTTGCGCGTACCATCAACAGTCCAAAAGGTCTTGGCGGCTTGAAAGTCAGGGAACTTCACCTCGGCAGGGATCAGCGATTGGTCGTACCAAAGGCAGCGGTTGTTGGGCTGTGCGGCGAACTGGCCGTTCTCCAGCCGGATGAAGTTAAACGACTTGTGCTCCTCGGCCTGCTCGGTAAAGCCCGTGTCAGCGTCCATGCCATCGGCGCAAAAGTCCACCGTGAACAGGTAGCGCCCGTGGTTCCACTGCTTGTCCTTGCCCAAGAACTTCACGCCCAGGTTACGCAGGCCGATCTTCTCGCACACGGTAAAGCGGTAGCCCATGCAGTCCCACAGTTGCAGCGTGTCGATGGGCAAGTCGCCGTGGCCTTCTTTCCAGACGTAGGCGCTGATCGGCAACTTGTCGTACAGCGCCCCGTAGTTCGGCAGCAGCGACTCGATGCGGAACACTTGGCCGCGCAGCGCCTTGATGCTCACCCAGATGGCGGGCTCCAACTCGCCGTGGCCCTTGGTAAAGTTGTACAGGTATTCCCGACGCACGAAGCACTT